TCAAGCGCTCGCACGCAGTGGTACATGTAGACGAACCTCGCTCGTCGGTACGTTTCTGGACTTGATGTAATCGAGGGTCTGTTTCTCGTTCGTGTGCGCTGCCGTTTCCTTCAGGGCCTCGATGTCATAGCCGGCGCTCTCGGCGTCCGTGAGCGCCATCGCGCGGATGTCCTTGATCGTGTACCGGGCGTCTTCCAGGCCGGCCCGCTTCTTCGCTACCTTCCACGCCTTCAGGACCGTGTTCGCCGCGTAGGGCGTTCCCTGCTTCGTGTGGATCACGTGCACGCCCTTCACGCGGCCGATGCCGCGCGCGCGCTCGAGCACCGCTTCTATTTCGGGCGTGATCCGGAAGTCGACCGAGACGCCGCTGGAATCCTCCGTCTTTGAGGGCCTGAAGTGGATCACGCCGGCGGCGCGGTCGACCCACGAGCAGCCGTCGGGATCCTTCGGATCGACGGTCCAGCGCAGGTTGCGGATTTCGGTGGAGCGCTGCGCGGTCAGGTAGCAGAGGTCGATGAAGCACTGCATCATCGGGCCGGTCGGCACCTTGGCCGTGAGCTGCCGCCCGCCGCGCTCGTATGTGAAGGTCAGCATGCAGTCCCGGATCGCCGCGAAGTGGTCGCCGCTGATCAGCGTCGTGCGCGGCTTCGGCTTCTTCAGCTTCACGTCGCGACATGGGTTCGTCGTCATCAGGCGCTGGTCGATGCACCAGTCGAAGAACCCGGACAGAAACGAGCGCATGACGCGCTGCATGGCGAGCTTGTCCTTCCAGTTGTCTTTCAGGAACTGGCGTACATAGGGCACGTCCATCTGGTCGATATCGACGTCGGCGAACCCGCGCTTGACGTAGCGGCCGTAGGCCGGCCACGCGTTTTCCTTGTGGTCCTTCTCGTGCAGCCGCACGTACTTGTCGACCAGGTGCGGGATGTTGCCCGTACCGTCGATCTTCTCGACCTTCGCCATTTCTGCGGCGAGCCGCTCGAGCATGCGCACCTCGCCGTCGTCGACGCGGCACAGGCGCTTCCATTTCTCGGTGTAGGGCTGGACCCAGTAATACGAGCCGTCGCGCACGTAGACGCGCAGCGGCAGTTTTCGCTTCGGGCTCATGCAGCTCGGTGGACAGATCGGAGGGCCGGCCGCTCGCGCGTGCCGGGCGCGTCGCCGGCGAGGCCGGCTTTCTTCGCCTGGAGCGACTCGAAGGTCGACCAGGTCATGATCACGGCGCCATTCGCGGCCGTGACGACGTCGATACCGAACGTCGCCTTGAACCAGTCGGCCTGTTTGCCGTATCGCTTTTTGCCGGTCACGCGGACGAGATCGGCCTCATTCATCAGGCGCTCGCTCATGATTCGATCCTCCGAAATTCAACGACCCATACCCAGGGGTTCGCATCCCAGCCATGGCCGCGGGCAGCGTTGAGGCCGTCCCATAGGGTTTGAAACGAGTGGATAGGCGCGATGTCGCGGCCTTCCGGAAACCAGCCGTCGGCCGAGCCGTAGGAGCGCCAGCGGCGACAGAGCTGGCCGGCGATGTAGTCCTCTCGATATTCGAGCCCTTCGGCCCGTGCATCGGCGGCGCTGATTGACTTCAACCGTTCGGCGCGCACGGCGGTGATTTCGAGCGTGATGCGCGACGCCCACCGTGGCATGTGGATGGCTGGCACCGTGGCGCCGCGCTGGCCGCGGTAGGCATGCAGCCAGCCCCAGTCGTCGCTCGCGTCGAGAGTGTTTTTGATCTCGCGGAACGCACCGTCGGCCGGGTACACGACGCCGTCGAGGCCATAGGGAGGGGCTTCCAATCCTTTCCGAGCAACAACTCCGTACGTGTCGGCCTCAGCTTCCGCGTCCGTCAGTTCGTGAGCGCGGCACGTCTCACGAACCCACAGCTTGTCCCCGCCAGCAAACGATGACTTCTGCCACGAATCCCACTGGCAAGTGCCGACCCCGGTGCTGGACGGCCCGACGCCCGTCCACTTATCGCGGCACACGGTCACTTCAGACGTGCGGGTGTCAGGCTGCGGCTTCATCACGCGGCGCGTCTGCGTCTTCCGGCCTTCGAGGATGGCGCGCACCATCGGGCCGCTGAAAAGGATCGGGCGCTCTTTCACGGGAGGCTCCATTCGATAAGCTGGGTTTCGTACCCGAGGAACAGTGGGTGCTTCGGGTCCCCCTTGGCGGTCAGGCCGAACACCTTCACCGGCTTGCCGGCGGCGCGGAGCATGTTCGCGACGACGTCGAGGCGCGGCCGCATGCTCTTCGGCAGCTTGCCGCGATCACCCCAGCACGGGACGAGCAGATCGGCATCGGCGATGATCTGGGCGAGGTGCAGGTCGTTCTCCGGGCCGATCGGGTCGACGACGGCGACCAGGTCGTGCACGTTCGGCGAGCGCCAGGCGAAGGGGTTGCCGGCGATGTACTTGCGCGCGCCCCAGCGGTGCGCGAAGCCGGTCCATTTCAGATCGGTCTGATCGCGCACGCTGGCATCGGCACGTGACGGGTTCACGCCGAAGAAGGCAACAACGAAGCCGGCCGTCGCGACGTCGCGCTCGAGGCGGTACCGGTAGCCGCAGCAGTTGCTGATGATCGCGCTCATTGGGCACCTCTGGCGGCGGCGAGCCGCTTCAGCACATTGGCCTTGACGGCCCGAAGCTGCGCCCGCCGCGCGCGGCGGCGCTGCTGAGCATTGCCGCCGGTCCACGCGTCCGGCGCGCAGGACTCGACGTACTCGTCGGTGTTGCAGCTTGGGCACGGGATATCGCCGCCGTTGTGCAGTGGTCCGCCGGGCTCGTCGCAGCTATCCAGATCCCAGAGGTAGCCGTCGATGCACATTGCGTCGATGTACGGCGCGCCGAAGTGCTTGCCATCGTAGCCGCAGCTCATCGCCGCACCATCATGCAAAGGTCGGCGTGGCGCCGGATATCAGCCGCATACGAATCGAGGTCGCCCGTCATGACGAAGTAAGTGCGCGGCGCCGCCGGCGTGCCGACGTACTTCTCGCGCAGCTCGACGCGCTTCTCGCTACCGGCAAGGATGTAGTTCGGGTGTTTCACGTGTGGCTGCCGCACGCGGGAAAGGGCGCCGTCGTTCGCAAGCTGCTCGAGCACCGGCCGCAGGATCGCAGCCGATGTGCTGAAACGCTTCGCGAGGACGGATGGGCATTCGACCTGACCCGGGACCATCACGGCGAGCACGCGCTCGGCGGCGGGGATCTTCTTCGGGGTCGCCATTACTTGCCTCCCTTCAGTGGTTCCGGATGCGTGTAGACGTGGAGCGCGGCCGGTAGGACGAGCGGCCCGGCGGCGCGCTGGTGGAGCATCATCGCGAAGTTGCCGACGTCGACCGGATCGCCCTTGGCGACGTGCTCGACCAGGTAGCGCGCAAGGGTCGTGACGTGGCACTGCTTCGGGTCGTCCCAGCCGCCGCGGCCTGCGGCGCGCTTCTCGGCGAGCTTCGCCTTCATCACGGACGAGAAGCGGTCGACGGCCAGGTCATCGGCATGCGGCGCGGGCGCCGGCGGCGCAGATTGGATCGCGAGGGCGAGTTCGCGCTCGGCAACCTGAGCGAAGGTCGATTCGACCCATCCGTCCATCGATGACGCGTGCTGCGTGCCAACCGGATCGCGATTCGTGAACTCGCAGTAGCGGAGCACCCATTCCGGCGTCGGCGCCGCAGGCACGAGCGCGTATCCGGCAGGGACTGGCGGCGCGCCGTCGAGGGCGACGACGCCGAAGCCCTTCGCTTGCAGTTCCTTAAGCAGGCTCAACCCGTGATCGATCGGATCGCCGCCGGGCTTCGCCGAGCGGCATGCCTCGCCGAGCCGCCACGCACCGACGTTGTCGGGCTGATGGCGATACGTGAACACGCGCTGCTGGCTCTTGTCGGTGGTCATGGTGTGGTCCTCGGTGGTCAGGCCGCGATGTGCGCGAGCTGCTGTTCGTGGGAGAAGTTCGCGCGGATCAGCGCGGTCGCGACGTCCGGACACACGCTGTTTCCGATCATGCGCACCTGCGCCGACTTCGACAGCGGCTTACCGTTCACGACGGGGTCGAGCACGTAGCTGTCGGGAAAACCCTGTGCGCGGGCCAGCTCGCGCGGCGTGAGCATGCGCATGCCGATGTCGACGATCGCGTAGTCCTCGCCGTGGATCGTGACCAGGCCGATGCGATCGCGCGTCGGGATCGTGTGCATCGGCTCGCGCGCGTCCTGCCACTGGCCGCCCTCGCCGTAGTACTTGATCAGGAACGCACGCACCTCGGCGTGGTGCGTTCCGCCCGCGCTGATCGTGTGCAGCGGTTCGTCGACCGGCTGACCGTCGCGGCTCGTGCCGCGCAGCTTCATGAGGTTCGACGTCACCAGGTGGTGGTGGTCCTGCGTCGTGATCGTGCCGATCGACATGCTGAGCGACGAGCCCGGCGATTCGTGGCCGCCATAATGCTTCGCGAGGAACGCGGTCACGGCCGCATGCTTCACACCCTGCGCGACGACCGTGCCGAGCGGCTTGTCGAGGCCCGGCACGCGTGGCGCCTGGCCGGCCCGCTCGCCGTAGCTGGTCTGGATCAGCGTCGCCGCGACGACGCCGAATTTGTTGCCTTGCGTCGTAACGGTATGCAGCGGCCCTGCGACGTCCTGACACGGCGTTTCGCCGAAGTTGTTCTTCACGAGCGTCGCGGCGACGACGCCCATCGCATGTGCGGCACCGGCCGGCCGCGCGCAATCGCCGCCGGCGGTCACGGTGTGCAGCGGCGCATCGGCAGCGCTGCCGATGCTGTTCGCACGGAACTTCGTCACGTGCGGCACGCAGACGGCGAAACTGCCACCCTTGGGATGTGCGGTGATCGTGCGCAGCGGCTCGTCGCCGGCATGCACGCTGTCGCGGCCGTTGTAGTGCGCGATCGGCACGATGAACGGATCCGCGCTATTCACGACGAACTTCATGATGCCTCGCGCGATGCGGCGCAGCGTCGCGTCCTTCAACGGACGGTCGCGCTCGAAGATCGACGGGCACGGGATCGACCAATCGATGCAGTCGGCCGCGGTGCGCCACGGTTGCAGCGTGCCGGCGCGCACGGCCGCGCTCTTCGGGTCGCCGTGCGTCGGCATCGGCCAAACAATCGGCAGCCCGTCGCGCCGCGCGACGAGAAACAGGCGTTTCCGGATCGTCGGCGCGCCGAAGTCGCATGCGCGCAGCTCGCGGTGCTCGACGTGGTATCCGTGGCGCGCGAGCGCATTCACGAACGAGCGGAACGTGCGGCCACGGTTCTTCGGGCACGGCCGGCCGTCCGCGCCCAGAGGCCCCCACGTCACGAATTCCTCGACGTTCTCCAGCATGATCACGCGCGGCTTCACGGTCGCGGCCCAGCGCAGCGCGATCCACGCGAGCCCGCGGATCTTCTTCGATACAGGCTTGCCGCCCTTCGCCTTGCTGAAGTGCTTGCAGTCGGGCGACAGCCAGACGAGGCCGACCGGCTGGTTGCCCGTGATCGCGATGGGATCGACGTCGAACACGCTTTCGCAGTGGTGCGCCGTGTGCGGGTGGTTCGCCGCGTGCATCGCGAGCGCCTCGGGATCGTGGTTGATCGCTACATCGACCGGGCGGCCGAAGGCGCGCTCGAGGCCGGTGCTTGCGCCACCGCCCCCGGCGAAGTTGTCGACGATCAGTTCGCTGCCGAGGTCGAGCGGCAGGGTCATCAGGTCACGCTTCACGCGAGATCTCCGTTCGATGGTCTGGCTTCAGGGGTGGGTGCTCGGCTCGCATATGGCAGCGGGTAGCATGAAGTGCCGGCGCTGCAGGCCTGGTTGTGACGGCGCCCACCCGTCACTCCGAGCACCCACCGTTGAAGCCGGTGGAAAAAAGCGGGGCGAGACATCCGCCCCGAAAGTGCCGCGCGTTTCGAGGGGGCGCGCGGCAGGCCATGGGGAAAGGGGGTTACTCTTCGCCCGCGAAGGGGTTGCCGAAGAAGAACGGGTTGCCCGTCTTTTCCTTGATCGTGCTGATCACGGTCGTGGCGGCGGCCTCGAGCACCTTGTCGGCGCGGATCAGTTCGAACCAGAAGGCGAGCTTGCCGTCGCGCACGCGGTAGCGCAGGCGCGCGTCGATCTGGTAAGCGTCGCCGTTCCAGAACACGGGTACACCGATCGCGAAGCGCTCGAACACCGACATCTTCTGCAGTGTCTGCGCGTCGTCGTCCTGCACGAACGAGAGGTTGACGCCGCCGTTCGACAGCCGGATCGCGCTCTTGAACCGCATGTCCTGCGTCGCTTCGAACGACAGGGCCATTTCGAGCATGGCCGAGCCGCTGGGCAGATTGGAGCCGTCCGGGCTCGCGATGTCCTTCAGGTTGTCTTCGATCAACGCGGCGAATTCGGTCTGGCTGAGCTGCTTCTTGTTCATGCCCGTCCAGCGGCGCCATTCCTCGCTGAACTCGGGCGAGAACAGCGCGCGGTGGTCGCGCCATGCGGGCTTCGATTCGTCCGCGCCGTGGTCGTTGATGATGCCGGTGAACGCGATCTTGCCCTGCACGTAGTCCGCGAGGCACCAGATCGTGCAGTCAGTCAGCGAGCCGTGACGTTTCACGTATTCGATGAAGCTGTCGGCGTCGCGTACGCGCACCCGCGCGACCTTGCGCAGCGGCATTGGCAGCATCTTGTGCTCGTCCTTCTCGGCGAGCGTCCAGCCCGGCGGCAGTGCGATGCGCCGCACAGCGGCCGCGGTGTTCGAGCCGATGTCGAGCGGCTGCTTCATTTCGCGCGCCAGCGTTTCGGCGAGGTTTTGATTGAGGTCGTCCATAGCTTGTAGCGTTCCTTACGAGTGGAGGGAGGGTTAGGCCGTCTTGAGCGCGGCCGGCGGCGTGTCCGAAGCGCCGTCGACTCGCTTCAGGTCCAGCTTCTGCTGGCGGGGATCGTCCGCGATGAGGTTGCCGTCCGGCGTCGCGAACAACATGGCTTCCATCGGATCCTCGGCGGGCTTCTTCAGCGTGATCTTTCCGCCGATGTGCATCGCACCGCCGCGCGTCGCCTTCTTGACGGCGATCGTGATGGTCAGGACGCCGGCCTTGCCGCTGGCGTCGACTGCGTTGACGAGCTCGGCCAGCTTGTCGCTCGCCTGGTCGATGAAGACGCCCCCGCCGATATGGCGCAGGGTGTCGGTGATGGGTCGGGTGCTCATGTCCGTGTTCTCCGTTATGTGGGTGCAGTGGTCAGCCGAGATAGGTGCGCTCGACCTGGTCGAGCGTGCGCAGGCGCACCGATGCGCCGGTCTTCGCGAGCACGATCGGCTCGCCGAGCACGACGGCGTGATCGAACAGGCGTTTCGTAAGGCGGATGTCGTTGATGCAGTAGTCGATCACCTCGCCGATGCGGCCCTGCTGCCAGGCGATCGGCGCATGCGCACCGTTGCCGGATTTGCGGATACCGAAGTTCGCCTCACACGTCGCGTCGAGGCCGTAACCGGCGTGTGAGTTGCCGCCGTACGTCGGATCGAGGCCGGCGGCGCGCCAGATCTCGGCCAGCAGGTCGTAACGGAACGAGCTCGGCATCAGGCCGATGTCCTTTCCGAGCTCGGCGTTGATCACCTTGTCGTCGAAGCCGATACCGTTGAACGAGACGAGCGGCGCGCGGTCGGAGCACAGCTCGAGGAACGCCTCGAAGTTGTCGGCGCAGAACACGCGGTAGCGCGCCTCGGCGTAGTCGTACGCGCCGATGACGCTGATCCCCATGCCGGCGTGGTCTTGCCAGCCATCGCAATACTGGATGCCGTCGATGCGCGTTTCGCCGCGACCCAAGATCGCCTTGGCGATCTCGATGTCGTAGATGAGGGAGTTGCCGAATTCGGTCATGGAGTGCCTCAGTCGTTGTCGTTGGCGGCGCGGGACTTCGCGTCGCGGTAGGTGGAGTGTTCGGCGGCCGCTTCGCGGGCGGCGCGCGCTTCGGCGCCGAGCGCGAGACAGCGGCGGATCAGCGGGTTCGTGATGGCGTCGACGGCCGAGCCGCGGCAGCGCTGCAGGCGGAATTCGCGCGCGATCATGGCGTCGGTAACGGTGGTCGTCATGCGAACCTCCAGATGCGCTCCTGCAGAATTCGCTCGTACTGCTTCATCGCACCGAACTGGGCCGACAAAAGAAACCGGTCGCACCGGTGCAGCTCTGCGAACTTCGGGGAAGCCACGAACCGCTCAAGCTTCTCGAGCCGCTCTGCAAGCTGCGCGTGCTCGTCGATTACACGTTGCTGGTAGTCGGGACGGTCGGCCATGGTCAGGCGCTCCGCTGCATGCTGGCGCGCACGCGGACGGTGTCGGCTTCATCCCATTGCTGAGCGAGCGCGAGCACCAGGACGACGGCGAGCAGGGCGGCGAACGATTTCGCCCAGAAAGCGAGCAGGGCTTTCATGACCAGAGCCCCATCAGGCGCTCGACGGGCGGCGCGATGGCCGAGCGGAGCAGATAGAACGAGGCGAGCACCGCGAGCGGCAGCCAGTCGGCGCGGGGCTTCATGCGGCACGCTCGCCGAGCAGGTCATGCACGCGTCGCGCTTCTTCCGCGACAGCCGCATCGCGGGTCACGTAGTAGGTGCAGCGCTGGATGAACGTGTCGCGCTCGAGCTTCGCGGCCCGGCGATCGCGCTTCAGCTGCGCGCGCGTGATCGCTTCGAAGTCGCCGGAGGTGCGCGGCTTCTTCAGGCGGGGCGCGCTGGCGGCCCGCCGGACGGCGGAGATTGTCTTCTTGAGCATGGGCCTCTCCCTGAGTGGGTGAGAGGCATCTTAGGCATTGCCTTATTTGATGTCAATAGGCAATGCCTTATTTTCGGTACGGAAAAAATCCCGCCTGGGCGGGATTTCCGGAAGCTAAGCCTTGGGTGGTGCGGCGAATCCGTCGAGGATCCATGCCAGTGCGAAAGCGGAAAGGGCACCGAATACGCCGATCGCGATGCAAAGATATGCCATCTGCGCCGTGTCCCGCGAATACCAAGGGGATATGTTGCGTGCAGCCGACATTGGACTAGTAGCAGTCAATACCGCCTGCAACTCGGCATCGCTTAAGGTGCCGTATTGCTGTCTCATTTCCGCGGCAGCTTGCGTGGCCGCCGAGGCTTCTTTATGGGCATGCATCATCCCGGCCGCGGCGGCAATCAGGAGCGCACCGAGCCATAGAATTCCTGTAATACGAATCATGGTCCCGATGCGCTTTATACCTTCGACGCGGCTCATCTCGAAATCTGTAGGTCGTATAGCTGGTTGTCGTCAGTCAGGCATGTGCCGGTTCCAGACTGGCTCCATCCGCTGAATGAGAAGACGCAGCGCAGATTATGTCCGTCGTCAGATTGCGCGAGAACGTTCCCATTGCCGACCGCGCTGATCGAAGTTGCATTGCCTGTTGCCGTCTGGCCACCGGAAAACGCAGTGCCGAGCGTGAACGAGCCGCCCTGCACATAAGCATATTTTCCGTTGTAGATGCGGTCGCTGATGCTGATCGCGACCGATTTGTCGATCTGCTTCGCCGTGCCGTGTGCCATTTTTCCGGGCCCGCGAGGCATGAGCGACAGATCGTATGTTGCGCAGCCGGAGAGTAAGGCACTGATGGCCGCGGCCGCCAGAAGTCTTGTTTTCATGGTCACCCCGTGTAGATTTTAAGCATGCGTCCCGACAGATGCAGCATCAGCTTCATGAAGGGAAGGGCGTTGAGCTCTGTTACCCCCTCCATCCGAAATTCCACATCGCCCGTTGCATCCTCCGCCAAATAGACGCGGCCATATCGCCGCGTCGATGCTTTCCGCCTGAAAGCTTCGAAAGATACGACATTACTTTGAACGTTGCCGCCCGTGCCCTCGCCGTTCATTTTGTTCGCCTCGTGCCGGCGCCTCCAGGTCGCTCAGCTTCCCGGCTGCGTCATTGTCCGTTGTGGGGTCGGCGGCCGCCACGTAACGCCGCATCTCGCGCTCGATGAGCGCGAGGCCACGCTCATCCAGGAGGCCGGCCCGCGTCAGTGCAACGATTTGTGAAGCAATGCGCTCTGACGTTTCGTTTACGGAAAGTTTCGCACCCGGTACGACGCGGCTGTCATCGGTAGATGTCCCGGCTATATCTTTCAGTTGGACGACCGTTAACCGGCCCTCGCTATCGCTGAACAGGATATCGATGGGCGCGATGCCCCAATGCTCCGGCCCGACGACGTCGGAGAAGTACGACACGAGTTCGTTGAGGTGCTTTTTGCCGATCCGCCCGAAGTTCATCCAGTCCTGAACGGACGGTGGCTTTACGCCGAAATGATCGGCCACGGCCTTTTTGGTGACCGCCTTTTTCTCGATGGCAGCGCGCAATGCGTCGCCCAGTTCCTTACCGGTAAGCATTGCCTTATTAGGCACGTACGCAGGCAGATACGGCAATGCCTTGCTTGTCGTAAGGTAATGCCTTATTATTTTGTCTGTCACCACAATCCCCGACTCCCTATGAACACCGATACCGGCCTCGCATTGCAGCGAGCAGCGGCGATCGCGGGCGGGCAAGCGCCCCTTGCGCGACTCGTCGGCGTCCGACCGCAGACGTATCAGCAGTGGGCGAATGGGAAACGGCCCATCCCGCCGCGGCGGGCATATCGGATCGAGTGCTCGACGGGTGTCGACCGCCGCTGGTTTCGCCTTGATGACTGGAAAGAGCATTGGCCCGAACTCGTCAACGAGCCGATCCGGCCGCTTCCGCCTGCGCCCGCTGCTGATGACGGTTCGAATTCTCCGCTCGCCGGACACACGGCGTAACCACTGAACGAGGGACCAATCACTATGGGTCTGAGGAAAGCCTACCAAGCCATGTGCCGCGCGTTCCCGGGGGGATCGGAAGCGATGGCGACGGCGCTCGGCATGTCGGCCGCGAGCCTGCAGAACCGCATCTACGAGGTGAAGGGGCAGGTGCTGCACACCGAGCACGCGCTCGCGATGCAGACGCTGTCCGGCCGCAGCGACTTCGCCGAGGCCGTTGCACGCATCACCGGCGGCATGTTCGTGCAGCTGCCGGGTCTTGATGACCAATGCGACAACCAGGAGCTGCTGACGAAGTTCACGCTGATCCTCGACCAGCTCGGCGTGCTCGCGCGCACGCATGCGCAGGCAATCGCCGACGGCGTCGTCGACGACCACGAGAAGGCCGAGCTCGAGCGCATCGCGCACGACGCGCACCGGCACATCCAGGAGCTGCTGCAGCTCACTTTCCGCATTTACCGATCGAACGAGTCGACCGACGAGACGTCGGCGGCGCGCGGGCTTCGCACGGCCTGATTTCGACACGCATTGCACATGCGGCCCGCGGGAGCGGGGTTTGAGAGCGGGGGCTCGGCCCCTTACCACGAGCGGAAGTGGAATGTGCTGAACCGCTGACACCCCGGAAAGCCACGGGGGAGAACACCAAGAATCGCCCCATAGGGCGCTACCTAAGAACGGAAAAACCGACATGACAGCACCGGGGAAAGGCACACCCAACTGCCGCGACTGCCAGCATGTGAAGCCGGACACCGGCCCGATCTCGCTGTTCGGTCTGCTTCCGTGGAAATGGGAATTCGCGCGGTGCGGCCGCACGATGCATCCCGAACCTCTCAATCCGGGCAGCACGCCCGACGTCGTCATTCACCGTCACCCGCTGGTTGGCGTCGAGCGCGCGATCACGTTCCACGCGTGCGGCCCGGCGGCGCGCTACTTCCAATTGCGGCGCACCTCCTGATGGACGCCGACATCCTGACCTTCGGCATGGCGGCGTGTATCGCCGTGTCGATCCTTTTCTGCCTGAGGAATCCCCGATGAGCCTCCACCACGAAAACCTCGCGTGGGAGATCGAGCTGCCCGCCCTGAAGAAGGTCGTGCTGCTCGCGATCGCGCGACTCGCGCACCTGACGAACCGCGAATGCTATCCGACCGTGCAGGCGCTCGCGTTCCGCTGCGGCATGAGCGAAAGCGCGGTGCGCGGCGCGATCAAGGATCTCGAGGAGCTGGGCTGGATCGAGACGATGAAGGTGCCCGGCAAGGGGAAGGTCTATCGCGTGCTGCTCGGCGTCGAGGTGCCGGCATGATGCGCCTGACCGCTCACGAGATTACCCAGCGCGCGACAGAGCTGGCCGGCGACGACGCCGGCGTGCACGTCGTAGTTCACGAAGCGCCGGGCGGCGCACGCCTGCGCATGAAGGTCGACGGTCAGCTCATCGCGCGCCACGTGGTCGAGGCTGACTTGCACGTGACGATCGACGAGTTCGCGGACCGGTACATCCGCCGCGCGCTGATGATCGGCATGCGATGCCTGTCGTGCGGCGTGAAGGTATCGGGCACGTCGATGCCCTGCGGCCATTGAGGAGGGCACCATGCGCGTCTACATCGCCGGCCCGATGACAGGGCATCCCCAACTGAATTTCCCAGCCTTCCACGCCGAGGCGGCGCGCCTGCGTGCCCTCGGGTATGACGTGGTCAATCCGGCCGAGCTGAACGCCGATCCGGCGGCCGACTGGCTGCAGTGCATGCGGACGGACATCAAGCACCTGGTCGACTGCGACGCGATCGCCATGCTCGAAGGCTGGCAGACGTCACGCGGCGCTTCGCTCGAATACACGATCGCGCTGACGCTCGGGCACGCCGTGTTCCGCGCGGTCGATATCGTCGAGGGCCTCGCGGCATGAGCGACATTCGACAACTGCCTGTTCCCCAGGAAACCAACCGTCCCGCCCCGAAGCGCATCGTGCGCCCGTGCGAGTGGGGCTTGTTCAACACGGTGAACGACCTCGAAACGCAGCTGGGTTCCGTCGAGGCGTACAACCGCCTGTGCCTTGCCGCCGAGCAGCTGAAAGCGAAGATCGACCGCGGCGACGGCAAGGCCCAGCACCCCATGTGGGCGACCGACCCGAAGATGATCTATCCGAACGGGGGGCGCCCGTGAGCATCCATCTGATGAACCAGGCGTGGCGCACGACGCTGGCGACCGGCGCGAAGTTCGTGCTCGTCGCCGTCTGCGATACCGCGAATGACGAAGGCGTGTGCTGGCCGTCCGTGGAGACGATCCGCCGCAAGTGCTCGATGGGCGAGCGGACGGTACAGCGGCACCTCGACGACCTCGAGCAGGCCGGCATCATTTCGCGCTCGTTCCGCAAGGGCCGCAGCACGACGTACCAGGTGCACGAATCGAAGTTTCCGCTCTCAACCCCCGCCAAATTGGCACCCCCGCAAGAACGGCACCCCCGCCAAGATGACACCCCCGCCAATTTGGCACCCACCCCCGCCAAAATCGACGGGACACCCCCGCCAAAATCGACGGAAACCCCCGCCAATTTGGCACCCAGAACCACCAATAACCTTAAAGAGAATCCACAGGGAACCGGCCGCACTCCGAAATCGGCCCCTGTGGACAACTCTGGGCCGAAAGCATCCGCGCAGGGTGCGCGTCTGCCGCCCGACTGGGTATTGACGAAGAAGCTTGCGCTCTGGGCGCTCCAGGAGCAGCCGACGTGGACTGAAGAGCACGTGCGCAAGGTCGCCGCTGCGTTCCGGGACCACTGGATCGCGCAACCGGGAGTGAAGGGGCGCAAGACGGACTGGGAGGCGACGTGGCGCAACTGGGTGCGGAAGGAGCCGCCGCTGAAGGGCGGCGCGGGCACGTCGCAATCGTCAGGCGGCGATGTCCGCTGGTTCGAGTCGCCGCAGGGCGTCGAGGCGCAGGCGAAGCAACTGGGCACGCGTGATCGGAAACCGGACGAGGACTGGCGCTACTACCGGGTGATCGTCGTGCGAGCGGCGAACGATCGCAAGGCGGCGGAATTCGTGATGGCCGACGCGCAACGCTTCAATGCCGTCGACCTGTACCAGTTCGCGCGCACGACGTTCGGCGACGCGCTGATGCCCGTGGACGACTACCCGTCATGAGCAAGAACGCACTTCGCTATCCCGAGAGCGCGATCGCCGGCGGCGTGTTCGGCACCGCGCGCGTGCGCGGCATGGTTGCCGACACGGCGGCCCGGCTCGCTGCCGCAGGCCCGGTGCCGCTCGATGCTGCGACCGCTCGGCTGGTCGGCGGCGCGCCGGCCGTCGCGGCCCCGACGCCGCTGCAGCGCATGCAGGCGCTCGGTCGGCTGCCGGGCGGCCGCATGAACAAGACCGAGGCCGCGTACGCCGAGCTGCTCACCGCGCGCGTGCACGTCGGCGAGATCCTCGAATTCAAGTTCGAGTCGCTGAAGCTGAGGCTCGCAGACCGCACCTGGTACACGCCGGACTTCGCGATCGTGCTGCCCGATGGCACGCGCGAGATTCACGAGGTCAAGGGTCACTGGACCGACGACGCGCGCGTGAAGATCAAGGTGGCGGCCGAGCTCTATCCCTACTACCGATTCAGCGCGGTGCGCCGCGTGAAAGGTGAGTGGGTTCGGGAGACGTTCTGATGCAGACGAAGAACAAGAAGGCGCCGACCGTCGCTGAGCGCGCATACATCGGCCTGGTCAAGGCGATGGATTGCGGCTGCTGCGGGCAGACCGGGCCGAGCGAAGCGCACGAGATCGAGCAGGGCCAGTGGTTCACGTCGATCCCGTTGTGCGCGGACTGCCATCGCGGGCAGCACAACGGCATCCACGGGCAGAAGCGCATCTGGTCGGTGCTGAAGAAAACCGAAATGACCGTGTTGAACGACACCATCGAGAAGGTCGTGGATCTGCTCGCGGATCGACGCCAGGTCGCGGCGCTGGGAGTGCAGCGATAGATGCGGCTCTTCGTTCGGGTCCGGCAGTCGTGGCGGCGCACCGCGGCGACCGGGCAGGCGTACATGCAGTTCGAGACGGTCGTGCGCCGCGTGCGGCGGCCGGCGGTCGGAAAGCGATTCCCGGACATGGTCGAGGCTGATGTCGACTTGCCCGAGAAATACCTCGGCGATGCCGCGCTGGCGGCGCGCAACGACGACGGCACATATCGGGCCGAGGTGCAGGTGAAGGTGAACCGGCAATCGCTGGCCGCGTTTCTCGCGAGCGGCGATTTGGAATGGGACGTGAGTCCCTCACGCATGCGGCGCAGATGACGCCGCGGCAGCATTTTCTGGAGATCAACATGCATTCGTTCAAACGCATTCAGCAGGCCCGGCAGTCTCTCCGCGACGAGCATTCGCCGGGCGGCGTGGGCTCCTCAGCTGTCATCGGCCATGACTTCGGCTATGCCCTCGACGCGGTGCGCCGTGGCGAGCGCATCGCGCGCATGGGCTGGAACGGCAAAGGCATGTTCGCGTATCTCGTGCCGCCGGCGGCATATCCGGTGCAAACGGGTGCCGCGAAGGCGCACTTCGGCGAAGGGGCGCTCGTTCCCTACAACGCGTACTTCGCGTTGAAGGGAGTCGACGATACGGTCAGCACGTGGGTGCCGAGCGTCAACGACTGCCTCGCTGATGACTGGTATGTCATCGAGTAACTGGCGCGACAACCAGCAGCACAAACCAGCATAGGAGCAACCAGCATGCGAACCATCACCGACCACGTCGTCAACCCGGCGAACGACAAGCTGACGATCAGCGTCACCGACGAGCCCGGCGCGGGCGGCGCCAATCACCTCTATATGGTCGAAGGCTTCGACACCTCGTCGAATCCGTCGGACCCGTTTGTCGCGCGCCACGGCCAGCCGGCGCATCACACGACGATCCTGTTCCAGAACGGCCCGATAGCCGAAGCTGGCGTGAACGGCATCACGCAGGAGGTGCTGCTCGCGATCGTGGCCGACCGGCTGCGCTCGTTCCAGGCGGGACCGTTCGCGTGCCGCGAGAACGCACTGGCGCTGACGAAGATCGAGGAAGCGCAGCACTGGCTGCAGCAGCGCACATTGGCGCGGATGCGCCGCGGGGTCGAAGGCACGCACACCGTCTGACCAGCGGCCGCCGAAATACTGCAATTAGCAAAGCGAGGACGATCGATGAGCAAGCGAGTCGACATGGACGTGATGTGGGCGCTCCCGAACGCGCACGAGAATTTTTTCGACACGGAGCGGCGCCGGTGCATCGATCTCTATTTCCGCGCTGAAGACGAGCGCCTCGGTCGGACGCGCGCCGCGCCGAAAAACCTCAAGCCAACGCGCGAGTCGATGGAAGAGCGCGTGCGCAAAGCGTTCGCAAAGAAGCAGCCGAAGTAACGGAATCTCTTTTCACCTGGAGCACACCATGAACGACGTCAATGCAGCACCGAGCAGCACCGAGCCGGCGGCCGTGTCCGTCACGATCGAGAACAAAGATTCGCTCGCGGCCGCGCCGCTTGCGACCGCAGCGCCGGTGCCGGAGGCTGGCACGACCGTGGCGGGGGAGCCGCTGGGGTCTGGTGCCGACCTGAGCACGCAGACCAGTTCCGGCGAGAATTCGATCAGCATGTCCGGGCAATCCATCGCCGATCGTTCGCCCGATTCATCGGCGTCCGCGTCGCTTTCGTCGGAATCGCTGTCGCCGGTGGCCGGTTCGTCGGGTTCTGGTGACGCGCCGGTGGTCGCGATGCCGGGGGAGTCCCCCGTGTCGACGACATTCTCCTCGACTTCTACGTCGAGCGATGCAGTAGCCTCCGCGGCGGTCGCGAGCACGAAAACCGATGCGAGCGGTGCGACACAGACCTCGATTTCTTCGGATGCTTCTGCGATTGCTGACGCCCCAGCGTCCGCGCATCGCTGGCTCGGATTGCTCGAGCGGAAGCTATCCGCGCTCGAGCACGATGCGCGCGACGAGCTGCTCGACGTCGTACGCCAGCTGCGCGAAGCACTCTGACGGGAGCGACCGCAATGCATGCCGCCATGATTGATCTGCGAATCGACTGGTTCCGCGTCCTCGCCGACCTGTGTCATGGCGGCTCGTCGCTTTACAAGCTGTCGATGACGACGCGTATCCCGCGCAGTTCGCTGCAGAGCTATCGCGATGGCGTCGAGCCGTCGCATTCCGTCGGCTCGCTGCTGCTGATCGCATGGTCAGTGAAAACCGGTCGGGATCCGATCGAAGCGCCGACGATGCTCGAGCGTCCGATCGAGGGGGCCGAAATATCGGCTACTGCCAACACAATTTAGCTGAAATCTCGGCTACCTAAACCGCTATTTAGCCAAGATTTCGTCTAGGGAAACGCTGATCAATGGACCAACTTCCGAAGTTGCAGGCGAGATGGCTTCAAATTTTCTGGATGACGAAGCGAATCGGCGCTCAATTCAGTGAATTTGGCGCGTAAGCGAGCCTCCCCTGCTCGCATTTTTCATACGCATGACGGACTGCTCCCATGGACCGATCGCAACAGATTTCGCGCAATCACCAGATTCGCCAGAGCGAACAGGCTGAACAGTTGCGCGGTGTTCTTGGCCAAGCCCTTGTATCGGGTCTTGCGATGCTGAAACAGATTCTTGACGATATGAAACGGATGCTCAACCCGCGAACGGATCTGCGCCTTGGTTCGCTCGAGCGCGATCACCAGGTCCTTCAGCGCTCCTTCTTGCATCGCCTTGATCTTTCCCCGCCTGGCAGCGACGTGCCACTTCACGGCCTTGCCCGCCATTTCCTCGCGCTTGTCGACGCCAATGTAGCCCGCGTCGGCGAACACCTGCTCTTCATGCCCGTGCAGCAGGGCATGAGCTTGCGATACATCCGACACGTTGGCCGCCGTGCCAACCACACTGTGAATCAGGCCCGAGTCGGCGTCGACGCCAATGTGGGCTTTCATGCCAAAGTGCCATTCGTTGCCCTTCTTCGTTTGATGCATTTCCGGGTCACGGCTCTTCCCGGCATTCTTGGTCGACGGCGGCGCTTCAATGATCGTCGCGTCAACCAGCGTGCCTTCCTTCATCATCAGCCCACGCTCGCACAGCGAGATGCCAATCTCGTCGAACAACTTCCGTGTCAGTTCGTGTTCGATCAGCAGGCGCCGGAACTTCAACAGCGTGGTTGCATCAGGCACGTTCTCGATCGCCAGATCGATGCCGGCGAAGGCTCGCAGCGTGATGCTGTCATACAGCGCGTCTTCCAGTCCTTCGTCCGACAGTCCGTACCACTGTTGCACGAAGTAGATTCGCAGCATCCGCTCAAGGCCAATCGGCGGGCGACCTCGCGTGCCCTTCGGATAGTGCGGTTCGATGGCCGACAGCAAGCGCTGCCACGGAACGACCTTCTCCATCTCTTCCAGGAAGCGTTGGCGCCTCGTCACTCGCTTCTTGCCTGCAATTTCCGCTTCCGCGAAGCCGATCTGCCTCTTCATCGTCGTGGGTCCGTTCCGTGAGCTGTCTTCTAAACGTCCTCGGCTACGTCTGCGATGACCGCCGAGCCGAATAAATCAGCGTTTCCCTAGCACTTTGTCGGATACTTCACATGCCTAACGAATTGCATTCGAACGTCTGTCGGGACCATGGCTGCTAAGAAAGACCTCACCCCGAAGCAGGCGCTCTTCGTCGATGAATACCTGCGCGACATGAACGCCACGCAAGCGGCGATCCGCGCGGGATACAGCGCGAAGACGGCCGAGTCGGCAGGGCCGCGATTGTTGGGGAATGTGCGGGTTCAGCGGGCGATCTCTGCGGCGCGCGAGCGACTCGCGAAGAAGTTCGAGATCACGAGGGAGCGCGTCATGTTGGAGTACGCGCGGCTCGCATTCGCGGACCCGCGAAACTTTTTCAACGCCGACGGCACTCTGAAGCGCGTGCCGGAACTCGATGACGATGCGGCGGCGGCGCTCGCCGGCTTCGAGGTGATGGAAGAGTTCGAGGGAAGTGGGAAAGACCGCTTCCAGATTGGCGTGACGAGCAAGGTGAAGTGGTCGGACAAGCGCGCGGCGCTCGACAGCATCGCGAAGATCATGGGCTGGAGCGTCGAGCGTGTGAAGGGGGAGATTTCCGGGCCGGACGGTGGCCCGATCGGAGTGAGCAGCACCGTCGACACAAGCAAGCTGACGACCGAACAACTCCGCATACTGGCATCGATCAAGATCTGAATGGGCGCTCGGGAATTCACCATCGCAGATGTACAGGCAGCACGGCGCGAGCTTTCACGCCGCAGCCTTCCTGACTTCGCCTGCCTGGTCGACATTCCGACCGTGCCGCTCACCGACGCCGACGACGAAGACCGATTTTCCGTGATGCGCCTCGGCTCGCTCGCAGCGCATCACCAACTGCTCTGCGAAAAGCTGCAGGGCATAGACGACGGCACGATCCCGAACCTGATGGTGCTGATGCCGCCGGGCTCGGCGAAGAGCACGTACAGCGACATCGTATTCATTCCGTGGTTCATGGCGCGCAAGCCGCGCCGCAACGTCATCCTCGCCAGCTATGCGACCGAAATCGCGATGAAGCAGGGGCGCCGCGCGCGGCAGCTCGTGCGTTCCGCGACGTTCGAGCGCCTCTTCGACGTCGGCCTCGTCGCCGACAATCGCGCTGCGCACCAGTGGACGCTGACGAACGGATCGGAGTTCATGGCCGGCGGCCTGCTCTCCGGTCTGACCGGCAATCGCGGCGCGCTCGGCGTGCTCGACGATCCTGTCGCGGGGCGTGACGAAGCGGAATCGGAGCCGATGCGCCGCAAGACGTGGGGCGCATACATCGACGATTTCTGCTCGCGCCTCATCCCCGGCGCGCCGCAGGTGCTGATCCAGACGCGCTGGCACGAGGACGATGTCGCCGGCCGCATCTTACCGGTCGGCTGGGATGGTGAATCGGGGTGGGTCGACGGCCGCGACGGCCGCAAGTGGTACGTGATCTGCCTGCCTGCGATCGCGGACCGCATCGACGATCCGCTCGGCCGCGAGATCGGCGAGACGCTGTGGCCGGAATGGTTCAGCCATGCGCATTGGGAGCCGTTCAAGCGGAACTCGCGCACCTGGTCGTCGTTGTACCAGCAGAAGCCGGCACCGGCCGAGGGCACTTTCTTCCAGAAGGCATGGTTCCGCCGCTACCGGCCGGGCAGCCAGCCGAAGCGGCTGAACTACTACATCACGAGCGACCACGCGCCGGCCGGCTCGAGCACGTCGGACTTCGCGTGTGTGCGCGTGTGGGGCATTGACGCGCTCGGCAACGTGTACCTGATCGACGGATTCCGGCGGCAGATGACGATGGACAAGATGACGGCCGAGGTCGTCGGAAACGTGGAAGCCGCTCGGCGCCGCGAGGTCGAGCAGGAAGATCGCCGCACCGGCCTGATCAAGAAATACCGGCCGCTCGCATGGTTCCCCGAGGACGACAACAACTGGAAGTCGGTCGCGGGCTTCGTGAAGGCCGCAATGCGCGTCGAAAAGCAGTTCGTGCGCATCGAGCCGATCACACCGCACGGCGCCGACAAGGAAGTGAAAGCGCAGGCGTTCCAGGGCATGGCGTCGAACGGCATGGTGTTCATGCCTGAAGGTCCGGAGGGCGACGACATCATCGCGCAGTACGTGAAGTTCCCGGGCGCGAAGAACGATGACGAGGTCGACAACGGCAGCCTGATCGGGCGCGCGATCGCCGATGCACATCCGGCCGTCGTGCCGGTGAAAGCGGAAGAGAAACCGGTCGATCGCTGGGATCGCGCGTTCAACAAGGTCGACAACGACGCGGAGGGATCATGGCGGACAGCATGACGGCCGCGCCGGTCGCAATCGTCGGCGCTGACGTGCAGGAATACCGCGTGCCGGACGTTTCAGTGCTGTGCCGCCGCTTCGAAGAAGCCGAGGACATGACGTACGACGCGCGGAAACGTTCCGAGCGCGATCGCGATTACTACGACGGGCAGCAATGGACGCGCGCCGAGCTGGATACGCTTGCGAAGCGCGGCCAGCCCGCGCTGACCGTGAACTACGTCAAGCGCAAGGTCGAATACCTGCGCGGCTTCGAGCGCCGCATGCGCAGCGATCCGAAGGCGTTCCCGCGCACGCCGCACGAAGACCAGCTCGCCGAGGCTGCGACGGATTCGCTCCGCTACGTCGCCGATCAGAACGACTTCGACGTGACTCGCTCGGACGTCTACGAGGACATGCTGATCGAGGGCTATGGTGGCGCCGACGTGACTGTCGTCGAGGGCATGGAAGGGTATGACGTCGACATCACGCGTATTCCCTGGGATCGCATCTGGGTCGACCCGTACAGCCGGCAGAAGGATTTCAGCGACGCGCGCTATCTCGGTGTCGTGATCTGGATGGACCGCGAGGAGGCGCTCGACACATTCCCGGATCGCCAGGATGCGATCGAGTACACGCTGTCGTCGGTGTCGATCTCGGACACATACGACGACCGGCCGAAGTACCTGCGGTGGGCCGACAACCGGCGCACGCGCGTGCGTGTCGTGCAGTGCCACTGGATTCAGGACGGCGTCTGGTTTATCGCGACGTTCACGAAGGGCGGTTATCTCACCGACCCGATGCCGTCGCCGTACATCGGCCGCGACGGCAAGCCGGCGTGCTCGCTGATCCTGCGTTCAGCGTACGTCGACCGCGAGAATCAGCGTTACGGCCACGTGCGCGACATGATCTCGCTGCAGGACGAGGTGAACAAGCGCCGGTCGAAGGCGTTGCACCTCATGTCCGTGCGGCAGACGTTCGGCAATGCACAAGCGATCAATGATGTCGACGCGGCGAAGCGCCAGCTCGCACGCCCCGATGGACACCTCGAAGTACAGGCCGCCGGCGAGTTCGGCAAGGATTTCGGCATTCTGCCGACCGGCGATATGGCGGCGTCACAAATGCAGCTGATGCAGCACGCGACCGCCGAACTCCAGGCGAGCGGACCGAATGCCGCGATGGCCGGCAAGGATCCGCGCATCCAGTCAGGCCGCGCGATTCAGGCTCAGCAGGCCGGCGGTGCGATCGAGGTCGAGCCGATCATCGACGATCTGCGCCAGTGGACGAAGCAGGTGTACGAGGCAACGTGGTTGCGCATTCGCCAGTTCTGGACCAGCGAGAAGTGGATTCGCGTCACCGACGACGAGAAGAACACGCGATGGGTTGGCCTCAACCGCCAGGTGACGCTCGCCGATGCGCTCGGCGAGCTGGCGCCGGAAGAAGCGGCCGCGATGGCGCAGCAGATCGGGCTGCAGCAGGGCGACCCGCGGCTGAACCAGATCGTGCGCGTCGACAACGACATTGGCGGCCTCGACGTCGACATCACGATCGAGGAAGGCCCGGACGTTGCGAACGTGCAGGCCGAGCAATTCCAGATGCTCGCGCAGCTCGCGCCCGCGCTGGCGCAAGCCGGCGATCCGATTCCTCCGGAAGTGCTCATCGAGGCGTCGCAGCTCCGCAACAAAGACAAGTTGCTTGAAAAGCTCGAGCAGGGCCGCGCGGCGCGCGCACAGGGCCAACAGCAGGCTCAGCAGATCGGCATGGCTCAGCAGCAGGCGAACGTTCAGAAGACGACCGCCCAGGCCAACAAGGCGAACGCCGAGGCGCAGCGCACGATGGTCGAGGCTGGGCAGCCGGGCGGCGATGCATCCGGCGCACCTGCCGCCCCGTCGTCGCTCGATCAGATGGAACAGGCCGCGAAGATCCGCAAGCTCGACGCGGAAACCGGAAAGATTCAAACGGAGGCCGTGCGCAACATCGCTGATGCGCAGCGGCCGCCGATGGTGTCGGATTTTGCATGACCTGCCGCCGGGGATACGGGCGTTATGACTGCCGCCGGGTCGAATCGGGCGTGTTGGAGAGCTGAAGATGGGCACGAGTTTGGATCAGGTTCTGAGTGGGGAATCCGCCGATACGCCGCCGAGCGATGCGCAGCAGCCGCAAGTCGCCGCGCCGGTAGACGGCGATCAGCCCCGCACGGGCGAGCCGACCGACCAGACGCCGCCGGCAGATGTCGCTGGCGATGCTGGTGCGGCCGCGCAAAACGATGCGCCGCCGGCATCCGAACAGGCTCCGATGGTCCCGTTGAAGGCGCTGGAGGAAGAGCGAAAGGGCCGCCAGGACTGGAAGGAAAAGGCGATCCGCTTCGAGGAAGAACTGAAGCACCTGCGTTCGTCGCAGGGTCAGCAGCCGTCAAGCCAACAACAGCAGCAACCGGCGCCGGCCATGCTGACCTACGAAAACGCGCTGTTGAACGAGCGCATGAACATGTCGGAAATGATGGTCCGCCAGCAACACGGCGATGCCGACGTCGACGGCGCGCTCGAGGTGTTCCAGAAGGCCGTGCAGGAAAACCCCGCGCTCGGTGCGCAGCTGGCTCAACAGCGGCACCCGTGGCAATTCATGTTCGACCAGGCGAAGCGGATTCAGGCAATGAGCGAGATCGGCAGCGATCCGGCGGCATATCGCCAGAAGGTTCGCGACGAGATCCTCGCCGAGCTGCAGCAGCAGGGCGCGGCATCGCCCGCACAACCTGTCGCCGCGGCTGCGCCGGCCGCCCCCGTGATTCCGAAATCCCTTGCGACGGCTCGATCCGCCGCGCCGCGCACTGCGCAGGCGTGGACCGGCCCGACCGCGCTCACTGACATTCTGAAACGATGAGGCTGAAAAATGGCTGAGACTACCGCCCGCGCAGGGCTTACCCCCCAGCAATGGGACGACCAGTTCTTCATGGAATACGTCCGCCAGTCGCGCTTTCTGCGCTACATGGGCACGGACGAGAACTCGATCATCCAACTGAAGGACGATCTCACCCGCAAGCCGGGCGATCGCGTGACGTTCGCGAACGTGCGCAAGCTGCGCGGCCAGGGCGTTACCGGCAATCAGGTGCTCGAGGGCAACGAAGAAGAACTCGACTCGCGCTCGATGGCCGTCACCGTCAACCCGGTGCGGAACGCTGTCGTCGTGACGGACTGGGACGACCAGAAGTCGGCGATCGATCTCCGCAACGCCGGCAAGACCGCGTTGAAGCTGTGGGCGATGGAGAAGATGCGCAACCAGACGATCGACGCGCTGTATTCGATCAATGGCGTGCTGTACGCGGCGGCGACGGAAGTGCAGAAGGATGCATGGCTCGTGGACAACGCCGACCGGGTACTGTTCGGGGCTGCCGTCGGCAACAACGTCGGCAACGATCACTCCGCGTCGCTCGCGAACATCGACAACACGGCCGACAAGCTGACGACGGACATGATCAGCCTCGCGAAGCGGCGCGCTCAGCTCGCGTCGCCGGCGATCAAGCCGATCCGTCTGAACGAGGATGAGGAGTGGTACGTGATGTTCGCGAATTCGCTCGCATTCCGTGATTTGGGCAAGGATCCGGTAATGCAGCAGGCGAACCGCGAAGCGCGCGCGCGCGAAGGCAACGGCATGAACAGCAACCCGCTGTTCACGGGAGGTTCGCTGGTATGGGACGGCGTGATCATCCGCGAGATCCCGGAAATCGCCGTGCTGTCGGGTGTCGGTGCAGGTGGCATCGACGTCGGTGCGAACTTCCTCTGCGGCGCGCAGGCGGTTGGCGTCGCATGGGCGCAGCGCACGAAGTCGACGACTGACGTGCGCGACTACGGTTTCCGGACCGGCGTCGGTGTGCAGGAAATTCGCGGCATCGAAAAGCTGCTGTTCGGCAAGGGCCCCGACGACACGGCCGACCTCGTGCAGCACGGCCTGGTCACGGTCTACGCCGCGGCTGTCGCCGACGCATAACGCGCTGATCGCACCTGGACGGCGCCGCGCGTGCGGCGCTTCCTCCTGAACCGATAGGGGAACGACATGGCAACCAAACTGATGAGCCCGCTCGCCGGGCGATCCAACACGAAGGTCGGCGTCGGCGACGCGTCGAGCCTGAAGTGCGCAACCGCGCAATACGCGCTGACCGCCGCCCTCGCGCTGAACGATGTCCTGCAGGGGCCGCTGCTGTCGAAGGGCTCGACCGTCGTCGACGTGATGCTCGTGACGAGCGATCTCGATACGAACGGCACGCCGACGATCACGCTCGACGTCGGCACCGGCGACGACGTGCAGCACTTCATCGCCGCGTCGACCGTCGCGCAGGCCGGCGGGGTCGCGCGCGCATCGGCTGCTGCAGCTCAGCCGTTGACCCTCACGCTGGACGATACGGTCGACGTGAACGTGCGCGCGGCGCCGGCAACTGGCGCGACGACGGGCACGGTGACGCTTCACGTGTTCTTCCTTCCGCCGAACGCGTAAGCGGCGCATGGGGCGGCCGCCGTGGTCGCTCCGAACTGACGAGGCTGATATGGCAAAGGTGAGATTTATCGGGGATCCGAGCGGCGAAGAGCATCGGCGCGGCACGCGCTTCGCGGGCGTCGAGCTTCCGCTGGGCCGGTGGGTCGGAATGGACGACGAACCGGCCCGCAAGCTGCTGAAGAATCCGCATTTCGAGGTCGACGGCGTCGAGGTACTCGTCGCCGAATTGCTGGTTGGTGAGCCGCGTGCCGCGGCTGCCGTCGCAATTGCCGCTCACGGCGACCTGGCGCGCGAACTGGATCTGCTGAAGGCCGCTCACGCAGCGCTCGCCACTGAGCATCGTGATCTGCTCGAAGCGTATGCAGCGCGTGGCGCCGAGCTGAACGAAGCACACGCGCGTATCGCCCAGCTCGAAGCGGCGCTCGCGAATGCGGCACCTGCCGCGCAAGGGGATGTTGATGGCGGTGACGCAGACGGATCTGGCAAACCGGGTGCTGAAGAAGATCAGGGTGCTCGGGACGGGGCAAACGGCCGACGCCGAGGATCTGCTGGTCGCTAAGCAGAAGCTGCGCGCCGTGCATGCATCGGTGCGCAAGGATGACCGGGTGCGCTGGACGATCCAGACGCTTCCGGAGGGTGCAGAGGAACCGTACGTGCTGATGGCGTCGTTCCTTACGGCACCGGAGTTCGGGAAGCCGGCTGATCCGATGTGGTGGACGTGGGGCGAGCGGGAAATCACCGCACTGACGAAGGCGCCGACATCCGGCCAACCGGTAAAACAGGAGTATTTCTGATGGATGTGAAATTCGCGGTAGCACTCGATCAGCCCGCGCAGGAACGCGATTTCGCGGTCGCTGCGGGGGATGATTTTCGGGTGCTGCTCGACGTCTATCAGACCGACTCCGAGGATTCTGTCGATCCGGTCGACCTGACTGGCTACACGCTGACGCTGAAGATCGCTGAGTGCGTGTATCCGCCGCTCACGATCGCGGCGCCTGGTGCCCCGGAATCGGCGTTCGTGTTCGTGCCGGACAATACGAAGGACGCATGCGGCCGGCTGTCGTATCGGATCTACATGGACGATGCGACGGGTAAGCGCACGACGCTCATGCATGGCGTGATGGTGGTGCACAACGACCGCCGATGCGGCTGGCCGGATGGCAGCGATTACGGCTGGCGCTATGGCCGAGGATGGCCGGTATGAAGGGCATGCTCATGACTGGGGCCTACCAGGCACGCAGCGTCATCGCGGCGAATCAGCGCTGCGTGAACCTGTACGCCGAGCAGAACCCGGCGGACTCGGAATTCCCGGTGACGCACTACCCGACGCCCGGGTTGATTCGCCGCGGCGTCGCGCCGTTGCAGGGCTTCCGCGGGCTTTACACAGCGACGAATGGCGAGCTGTTCGCCGTTGTGTCGACGGCCCTGTATCGCGTGATGTCCGACTGGTCGTTCGTCGAAATGGGGCGTATCGATTCGGTCGCCGGGCCCGTGTTCATGCTCGATAACAGCATCACGATGGTCATCGTCGACGGTACCGATGACGGCTACGAGCTGCAGCTCGACAATCATTCGTTCAACAAGATCGTCGACGGCGCGTTCTACGGATCGAGCCGCGTCGCGCTGATCGATGACTTCATGCTGTTTAACCAGCCGAATACGCGCCAGTTTTACGCGAGCGGCGCGCTCGCCGTGCAGTTCGATCCGCTCGACATCGCGGCGAAGAACGGTGCGCCCGACAAGACGGTAGCGGTCGAGGTAACGAACCGCACGATCTGGGTGTTCGGCGAGAAGACCACGGAGGTCTGGTACAACGCCGGCGCGTCGGATTTCGCATTCGCGCGATACCCGGGCACGTTCATCGAATACGGGTGCATGTCCGCGGCATCGATCGCCGCGATGGACACATCGATTTACTGGCTTGGCGCGGGCGATGAAGGCGAGGGCCTCGTCTTCCGCAGCGACCAGATGAACGCTCTGTTGATCTCGACGCCCGCACTTACGGAAGAGCTGCGCACCTACGCGCGGCTCGACGACGCGATCGGCTACACGCACCAGGCCGGTGGCCACATGTTTTACGTGCTCACGTTCCCGACCGCTGACAAGACGTGGTGCTACGACCTCTCGACGAAGCAGTGGCACGAACGGCTGTGGATGGATGACCTCGGTGCTCTTCATCGACACCGCGGCGCGTGCTTCGCGCTCTGGCGTGGCAAGCAGCTGGTCGGCGATTGGCAGAACGGGAACCTCTACGAGATGACGCTCGACGCGTTCGACGACGACGGTCAGGAGCGTCTGCATCTGCGGTCGTGGCCGAACACCGGCAACGAAGGGGACCTGATCACCTACGACCGGCTGATCGTCGATATGGAAGTCGGGCAGGCCGGTGCGAACGATCCGGAGCCGCAGGTGCGCCTGCGCTGGTCCGATACTCGCGGAAAGACGTGGGGCACGCCTCTTTCGCGCGGCCTCGGCGCGCGCGGCGAGGTCAAGCGGCGCGCGCAGTTCAACGCGCTCGGGACCGACAAGGGCATGGGCCGCGTCTTCGAAGTGTCGTGGTCGGCGAAGACGAAGACCGCGCTCAACGGCTACTACCTCAAAGCGAGCGGGGAGGCGTGATGGCGAAGAAGCTCGATATGAACTCGCCGTTCCCGAATTCGAACGTATTGCCGCTCGAGGCTGATGGCCGATGGAGCCGCGTATGGCTCGAATTCTTGCTCAAGCAGTACGAGCGCACGGGTGGCGCGCCGGGCATCGATACGCGCGAACTCAAGGCGAAGATCGACGCGATCGAAATGCTCGTGAACGCCGATCCGGCCGCCGCAATCATCGCCACTCTGCTGCAGCGCGTCGCAGAGCTCGAGGCGCTCGTGATCAGCATGCCCGTACCGGTGCCCGCGCGCGCGCCGGCCGTAGTGCTGCCGGATCCAGTCGCTGTAGTGGCGCGCTCCGCTTCGCTTCTCCCTGATCCCGTGCCCGTCGCGCCGCGCGCGCCGGACGACGTCCGAAAACTGATCGAGGCATAGAACCATGTCCGTGAACTGGAAGACCCTCTCGCAATCCGTGCTCGGCGCGGCCGCAGCGGTCTACACACCGAACGCCGGCAAGCAGGGTGCCGTGCATTCGGCGAACGCCTGGAACCCGACCGCCGCACCCGTTGTGGTGAACGTCTACCTCGTGCCGAGCGGTGGCGCAGCTGGAGACACGACGCGCGTGCATCAGGTGTCGGTGCCCGCGGGCAAGTCACTCCCGCTGACCGACATCCTGAACCTGAAGATCGTCGCTCCGACCGCGCTCTATGCGGACGGTGTCGGAGTGACGCTGACGATCACCGGTGCGGAGGCGGACGCATCGTGAGCGATCGCGTGCGCCTCGAAGCGATCGTGCTGGACGTGCTGCGCGAGCAGCTGCCCGTCGAGCGCGATGACGTGTCGGTGCTGCTGGCGCGTTTCGATCTGCATCCGGTCACGCATGGGGGCGCCGTCGTTGGAGTGGTGGCAGTCGACGGGCCAGAGATCCATATCTCGGTGCTGCCGATTGGGCGCCGAGCTTGGGCATCACGCTCGTTCATCCGCCAGGAACTCGGCGGCGTCATCGAGCGACATGGGCGCGCGGAGACGACCGTCCGGGCAACGAATGCAGCTGGCTTGAATTTCTGCACGCGTCTCGGCTTCCGTCGGACGTCGGAAGTGGATGGTGTAGTGCACATGACCTGTGAGGCAACGGTATGAGATACCGCGCATGGATGATCGAGCACCCGATCGGCGACCCGTTCGGCGGCCCGGCGAATGGTCGCTATGAAGACATGGGTAGCTTGGTGGGGGCTGGTGTTTCGCTGATCGGCGGCATGATGGGCAGCGATGCTGCTGGCGATGCCGCACAGACGCAGGCGGACGCTGCGAATCGCGCGGCTGATCTCCAGTGGAAGCAGTACCAGCAGACGCGGGACGATCTTGCGCCGTATCGTGATCTCGGCTCCAGCTTCATTCCGCAACTGCGCACGTCGCTGCAGAATCCGCTTCTGTCCTCGGTCTTCAGCTACGGCGACTTCACAGCGCCGACAGCCGCCGAGGCAGCCGCGACGCCCGGCTACCAGTTCACGCTCGGCCAGGGGTTGAAGGCGGCGCAGAACAGCGCATCGGCGCGTGGACTCGGCGCGTCCGGCGCCGCGATGAAGGGGGCCGAGGCGTATGCGACCGGTCTGGCGGATTCGACGTACGGCGACACCTTCAATCGCAGTCTCGCGACGTACAACACGAATCGCGGCAACGCGCTGAGCAATTTCGGCACGAACTACGGGATCGCGAGCGATGCAGTGAATCGGCTGCTCGGTGTCGTCGGGAACGGTCAGAACGCATCGGCCATGACGGGTGCGATGGGCGCCCAGGCAGCAGGCAACGTGGCGAGCGCGATTACGTCAGGCGCGGCGGCCTCAGCGGCCGGCACCGTTGGTTCGGCCAACGCAATCAACAGCGGACTTTCCGGGGCGGTGAACGGGCTGCAAAGCGGCTACATGCTCAACAAACTGTTTCCGACAGCCGCGGCGCCGAGCGGTGGTTCGACGCTTTATGGCGCGCCGAGCGCTTCAAACCCGACCGGCTATAACGTCGGCGGCAATACCTACGGCTTCACGGTGTGAATATGGCACTCGATCCGAACGTTGCTCTTCAGGTCCAGCCGGTTCAGATCCAGAACCCGCTGACGACGTATGCTCAAGCCGCCGCATTGCAGGGCGCCCAGCGGCAGAACCAGCTGTACGACCTCGCCATTCAGGACAAGCAGCGCGAGGTCGATCAGGCGCAGGCCTTGAACGCCGCATTCAAAGCGCCGGGAGCCATGAATGCGGACGGCACGCTGAACGCAGGCGGGATCGTCGGCAATGTCGCGTCGAGCGGATATGGCGCCGCCGTGCCCGCGCTCGCGAAGTCACTGGCTGAGACGCAGTCGGCGCAGCTCGCGCAGCAGAAGGCCAGCATTGACGGTTCGCTGCAGAAGCTCGGTGCGATCGGCCAAGTGCTCAACGGCGTTACGGATCAGGCGAGCTATGACCTCGCGCGCCAGTGGGCGGCATCGCATCTCGGACCGGATTCGGTGGCGAGCATGCCGGCCACGTACGACCCGACGCTCGTCGCAAACAAGCAGCGTGAGGCGCTCACGGTCATGCAGCAGCTCGACCAGCACAGCAAGGCGATCGACCAGCAACTCGCGCAGCAGCAGTTCGGCGAGACGCAGCGGCATAACGTTGCGACGGAAGGAATCGAGACGCGCGCGCAAAACATGCGTGCTCTCGACTACGACGCGAAGAACGGCGTTGTCGTGAACAAGCTAACGGGGCAGACGACGCCCGTGCTCGGCGCGGACGGGAAGCCGATCAGCTCGTCGATCGGCAACCTGTCCGGCGAGCAGTCGAACGCCGTTGCGTTCGGCGCGCGCGCGCTCGATGCCCAGAACATGCTGCGGCAGCTCGAGGCAGGCGGCACGACGAACACGAACCCGATCTATCGGGCCGCAAGCGGCCTGCCGGTGATCGGCGGCGCGCTTGGCGGCGCGACGAACTGGCTCAACAGCGATCAGCAGCAGTCGTACGAGCAGGCGAAGCGCAATTTCGTCAGTGCGATTCTGCGGAAGGAATCGGGCGCGGCGATCGCCGATTCCGAGTTCGTGAACGAGGACAAGAAGTATTTCCCGCAGACCGGCGACTCGCCGGCGACGATCGAACAGAAGGCGCGCGCCCGCGATCTCGCGATCGAAGCATTGAAGGCGCAGGCCGGCCCGGGCGCCTCGCTGATCCCTTCCATCGTGGCGAACGCGAACCAGGACTATGCGAGCCAACCACGCCCGGGCGCGCCGGCACCGCAACAGCAACCGGCCGCGCAGCAACCGACAGCAGCTGCCGGCGCCGCGCCCGATGCTGCGCTCGCAGAACTCCGCCGGCGCGCGGCGGCGAACCCGCAACTTGCTGCACGCCTGAAGGCGATGGGGTACTGACATGGCCGATCTGAGCGCACTGTCGGACGACCAGCTGATCGGCTCCATCAAGCCGACGTCGTACTCGCCTACGTCGTTCGCCGCGCAATACGGCGGCGTCGCGGACGCCGTCGGGAAGCAGCTCGGCGTTGATCGAAACGTGTTGCTCGCGCAGTGGGGGCACGAAACCGGCTGGGGTAAGTCGGTAGTCCCGGGCACGAACAACCTCGGCAACATCAAGGATCTGTCGGGCGGCGGCGTATCCGCTCGCGACAACATGACGGGCAGCACGGATGCGTATCGCGCCTATGCAAGCCCGGGCGATTTTGCTACCGACTATGCGAGCCTGATTTCGCGAAAGTACCCTGGCGCCGTCGGCGCCGGTACGGATATGAATCGGTACGCTTCGGCGCTGAAGGCAGCGGGCTACGCCGAGGATCCGCAGTACGTCGCAAAGCTGCAGGGCGCGATGCAGACGGTGCAGCGCGCGCAGGCGCCAGCCCAAGCGCAGCAGCCGGCCGCACAACCGGGCATGCTCGCGCGCGTAGGGAACGCTGTCGCGACGGCGTTCTCGGGTACGGCGAACGCGGCGACGCCGCAGGAGCTGGCAGGGATCAGCGACGATGACCTGCTCGCGGCGCTGGCGGCGCGCGGAAAGGGCCCGACGGCCGCTCCGCAGGGTTCGCCATGGACCGTCAATAACTTGGGTCACCAGCTCGGGCTGGCGGCGCGCGCAGTCGGCCATGGCGTTGCTGATGCGGTCGGCCTGGTCGCGAACCCGGTGAACGCGACGATCAATGCTGTCGGCGGTGCGCTCGGCCACGACCCGCAGCTGCAGGACGTCGACACGCTGATCAAGCGCGGTGTCGATTCGATCACGCCGGCGCCGGCGAACAGCTCCGAGCAGATGGCCAGTGAGATCGGTGGCGCGATCGCGAACCCGGTGAACTTGATCGGTGGCCCGATCGTCGGCGGCGCGCGTGGTCTGGCGAGCATGGTCGGCCGCGGGGCAGTCGCCGGCGCCGTAACCGGTGCTGCGCAGCCGATGCACCAGGGCGATACGCTCGGCACGCTGGCTGAACGTGCCGGCGCTGGTGCGCTGGGCGGGGCAGTCGGCGGCGCTGCGGGTTCAGCGCTCGGTGCCGTTGCTGATCGCCTGGCGACCGGTATCAGCCGCGTCATGTCGAATGTCGGCGCGCGGCTGCCGTCGACGCAGGCTGCTGCCTCTCAGAATGCCGACGCGGTTATCCGCCAGGCAGCGGCAGACCAGGGCATCGACCTTTCGGTGATCCCCGACAACATCCTCAACAACGTACGGTCACGCGTTACCGATGCGCTTGCGACCAATCGGACGCTCGACCCCGCGGCGGCGCTCCGGCAGGCAGAGGGAACGGCCGTGCTCGGCCCGCAAAACGGGCTGACGCTGGGGCAGGCAACCCGCGACCCACGCCAATTCACGACCGAACGCAACCTGCGCGGTATCCAAGGCGCCGGCGAACCGCTGATGCAGCGGTACGCGGACCAGAATACCGGCCTGATCGACTCGCTGAACCGCCAGGGCGCCAATGAGGCCCTCGGCGATTACCAGACCGGACGCCAGCTGATGGACGCACTCGGCCGCGAGGATGCCGCCTCACAGGCCCGCGTCGCTGCTCTGTACGCCCAGGCGCATGCGGTCAACGGAAATGACATCCCGCTCGACAATGAGCAGTTCGTGTCCGCGGCCCGCCAGCAGCTCGCAGAGCAGATGCGCGATCTCCATCTGCCCGGCGCGATCGACCGACAGCTCGATCGATTCGCCAGCGGCGAAACGCCCCTCAACGTCAGCACGGCCGAGCAGTTCAAGACGATCCTGTCGCAGGGCATCGCGGACAACGATGGGAAGAACGGGAACATCGTCAGGGCGCTCGGCATCGTGCGCGACGCGCTCGACAATACCGAGCCGCTACTCGGCGGCGAAGCCGCCCAGGGCGCAGAGGCGATCGCCGCATTCAACCGTGCGCGCGATGCAGCTGCCGCGCGCTTCGGCACGATCGATTCGACACCGGCTTTGAAGGCCATCGTGAGTGGCCGCGCAGTGCCGGACAACTTCTTCAGCCGATACGTGCTGAACGGCACGGCGGACGACGTCAATACGCTGATGGGGATGGTTCCGGATCAGGGCCGCGCGCTGCAGATGCAGGCGCTCGAATATCTGAAGGGAAAGGCGCTTGGTGGTGCGAGCGACGAGATCGGGACGTTCTCGCAGGGGGCGTTCAACAAGGCGCTGAACTCGATCGGGAATGTGAAGCTGAACGCACTATTTGGGCCGCAGCAAGCGGCGCAGCTTCGGCAAATCGGACGTGTCGCGGCGAATGTGCAGGCCGAGCCGGCCGGTGCCGCGGTGAATCACTCGAACACGGCTGCCGCCGGGGCGTCGATGGCGCTGAACGCTTTGACGTCGCTGGCGGACAAGATGAAGTTACCGGGGCTGAACATTGCCCGTAATTCGATCAATCAGTTCGTCAATGAACGAGCGGCGCAGACCGCGCTTGGCGGCGAGCTTCCAATGGCGGTCCAGCGGCGTTCGCTCGACTCGCTGAATCAGCTTCTCCCGTTCGTGCCCGGGGTTGCTGGGGCGGCGGCCGTACCAGCGAGCCGCTAACGTGAGAACGAACGTCCAGGACGCGGACACCATGACGCCAATCCAGAATTTTTCCATGACGGCTTCTCGTTTGAAGAGGGGATATTAAACCATGTCAATGATCCTTCCGAACGGGAAAACACAGTTCGAAGACGCAAACGGGCGCCCGCTGATCGGCGGCCAGGTCTATTTTTACCAGCCGAGCACCGAAACGAAGATCGACACATGGCAGGACATCGATCTGACGATCCCGAATACAAACCCCGTCGAGCTCGACGCGCGCGGACAGGCGCCGATCTGGGGCAATACCGTCTACCGTCAGGTGGTGAAGGATCGAAACGGCCTGGTGGTGTGGGATGCGGTCGTGGCAGCTGCAATGTCGTTCGCGGATTTCGACAATGGGGCGGCCACGAACGCGCTGAAGTTCGACGGGGTATCGCTTACGCAGCTCTTCAAGGGCCGCGTGAACCGTGTTGTGAATTCGGTCGCGGAGCTGCGCAGTCTGTCGAGTCTGGTCTATCAGCGCGCCTTTGCGGCGGGTTACTACCGGCCGCATGATGACGGCGGCGGTGCGTTTCAGGTCGATCCGGACGACGAGTCGAGCTTGGACAACGGCTGCACGATCATCGTTGCGGCCGACGGCGCTCGCTGGAAACTTCAACTGACCGGGCCGCTGTCGCTGAAGCAGGCTGGCGCATATGGTGACGGCATCGCTGGATCGAATACCGGACATGACGATACGGCCGCGATTCAGCGTTGGTTGAATGTGCTGTCACCTACGCTCGCGGGTTATATGCCGCCCGGCGTCTATAACGTCAGCGCGACCGTAACGAAGGTCGGAAGCAACATCTCGATCCTGACCGCGGGTGCGGCGAACTCGATTATCAACTGGATCGGTGCGGCCACTGACCAGGATTCCATCAGGTTCGGTGACGGCACGACCACGTGTTCGTATTGGTGCATTGGGGGTATCGGGTTCGAGTCGTCCGTGAAGATGACGGCGGGCGCCGGCGTGCACCTCAAGAAGTTCATGGTGCGCAACTCGGTCGAGGAATTCTCGTGCGGGATGATCAGCAAGAACGACAAGATGTACCACGGCGCATGGCTCGACGTCGTGAACGTGTTCTATCTGACGACCATGAACGCAACGATGATGGTCGACGGGCTGCGCCTCAACGGAAGCGGCACCGACGATTCGGGATCGGATCTGTTTCTGACGCGAGGCAATATCAGCTTCTGCGTGAACGGGCTGCATCAGGGCGGCGGCTTTGGGGGCCTCCGCACCGGGCAGCTGAACAGCTTCAATAACGGGATCAACTACCTGTTCGACACGACGATCGCTGCATGGCGTAACCGGGAAATTTTCTACGAAGCAGGATCTGTTTGCGACGGTGCGACGGTGGCCGGTGTCGTGTTCGACGACGCACTTACGAGCAATGCTCCTGTCACGTTGGCGGGCTTTATCGGGTCATCCGGACAGCTTGGCCCCGGTGCCGGGCCGTTCCATGGCGTGTGGGTCAAGCGCTGGCCCAACGGACGATTCAATGTCAGCTCGGGGCAGATTTTCAACCACAAGGGCAATGCTTTCCACATCGACGACGTGTCGATCGTGATGTCGATTTCTGCCGAATCTCACATCTTCAATAATTCCGGTTGGGGTGTGTATGCGTCGTCACGCTGGTACAACTGCTACTACTGGGCAGGCTATGTCGCAAACAACGTCCTCGGTGATTTTCATCCGAATACCGGCTGCGCGAACGGTACTACCTATACCCCGACGATTACAGCGCAAAGCGGCGCACTCGGTGCATACACGGCGACGTTGCGATGGTCAACGAACGGAAAAACCGCGACGTGGACGTTGTTCGCTTCGATCACCAACATCGGCACCGCGTCGGGGCCACTTTCGATCCAGTTGCCTTTCCAGGTTCGACTGTCGGTCGCGGTCACGGGCGTCGATGCGCAAAACAACCTTTCGGTGCACGGGTATCTGAGCTCCAACACGAGCATCGAATTCGTGAGCAAGTACGACGGTTCATTTGCCGCGGCGAACGGATCGGTGCTCGTGTTCAGCGGCAATTGCGAAATTCAGTAGGGGACTATATGGCGGAACCGACTACCAGCGCTATCGCCGCAGCAGGCGCGTTGCTCGTGAAGATCGTACCTGGCGCGGTCGGCTCGCTGATCGCGCTGAGCTTCATCGGCGACGGGCTAACGCGCAAGCAAAAGTCCGTCTCGTTCCTGTCGGGGGCGGCGCTCGCATACTACGGCGGCCCGGCTGCCGTATCGTGGTTCTCGATCACCGACAGCGGCGCGCAACAGGCAATCGGCTTTCTCGTCGGCCTGTTCGGCCTGGCGGTCACGAAAGAGCTTTTCAAAGAAATCAACAACGCAGACTTCATCGGGGCCCTCAAACGACGCATTTTCGGAGGTCCGTGATGGTCACGATTTTCGTTCTCGCAAACCTCGTCGTCCTTGCGTTCTGCATTTGGATCGCCGTCACCGATGCGATCGCGACGGGCTGGTGGGGCACGGTCGGCTTCTCGATCGTCGGCATCTCGGCAGCTGTCAACGTGCTGAAGCCGATCCGCATGCTGCCCGTGATCGATCTGCCCGAGACGATGATGACGGTCGGCACGGCGATCGTGTGCCTGTGGGTGATGTGCCGCAAGGCTTACTGGTGGACGAAGGAGCACAAGCATGGGTAACTACGACGCGGCTGCGCTTAAAGCGGAGCTTACGCTGGACGAAGGGCGCAAGCCGCGCATCTACACCGACACGGTCGGCAAGGTGTCAGGCGGCATCGGTCGCAACCTGACCGACAAGGGCTTCCGCGACAACGAGATCGATCTGATGTATCAGAACGATGTCGCGGAAACCGAGGCGTGGCTCGATCGCAATCTGCCGTGGTGGCGCCAGCTTGACCCGGTACGCCAGCGCGTGATTGTGAACATGGCTTTCAACATGCAGGGCCAGCTGCTGACGTTCGTGAACACGCTGGCGGCGATGAAGCGCGGCGACTATGCGGCAGCGGCCGACGGCATGCTTGCGTCGAAGTGGGCGGGTCAGGTCGGTGCTCGCGCGACGCGGCTCGCCTCGATGATGCGGAGCGGCGCATGACGATCCTCGACCCCCGCCTCTGGCTTGCCTTCATCGTCGCGCTCGCGGTCACGGCGGGAACTTGCTACTTCGCGGGCCACAAAGCCGGAGTTCGGACAGCGACCGCCGCAGCGCAGAAGGCGCAGCTCGCAGCCGTCGACGCGGCCCGCACCGAAGAACAACGCCGCACTGCGGCTCAATCGGAGATCGCGAAAGATGCGAACCAACAACGCACCGCGGCACTGGCTGATGCTTTTGCTGCTCGTGCTGCCGCTGGCAGCCTGCAGCAGCGCGTCGATCAACTCGTCGCGGCCGCCCGCTATCCCGCCGCTGCCGCCGGAAGCCCGGCAGCCGGCGACGCCCTCGATCTGCTTGCCGACGTGCTCGGCCGCGCTGACCAGCGCGCGGGCGACCTGGCAGAGTACGCTGACCGGGCCCGCATCGCCGGCCAGCAGTGCGAGCGCGATTACGACGCGCTGATCACGGCGGCCCGCTGACCCGCCTACCAGTCCCACCGGCGCACCTCATCCTGCAGAAGCAACCGGAGCTTGTGCAGCGCGACTAGATGGCTGCCGCCGGTGTCTTCGGTCCAGACCGATTGAACCGTCTGCCGCAGGCTCTCTGCCTCTTTGAATTGTTCCCGTGCTCGAACGATCTCGAGGATGAGCATGCGCACCTCGTGCCCCTCGGGATAGCGGCGCCACATCGCGCGCAGTTCGCGCGTCGTCGGGCAATTGAAGAACGGAAGGTCGAGGCGCGGCAT